GATTTCACGAGCCTGCTGCTCACTGATGTTTGGTTCTCTTGTCATTGCCATAAAACAAATAAATTAAGTTATTAACTGTGGTCTTGGCGTTCACCTTGACCGATTATCGGGAGCAAAGTAAGTCGCTTTAGTGCAGTCAGTCAAGAACTTGGATTCGATTAGACAATTTTGTATGGCTTTGCTTTGGGACAATAAAGACAATGGTGCAAACTTCAATGATTTGCCGGGTACAATGAGCAGGAACCACACGGACACGTTTACGAGCTAATTTGTATTAAGGTATTATCGGAGCCTCGGCTTTCGCATTATAGATAAGAATTAAGGTAGTGCAGGCAAGAGGTTCGCGAGCCTTATCCTGGCCAAGCTATACCATACCAGTGCCAAAGGCTGCCAGTTCTGAAAAAAGCATTGTGGAAAGACGAATTATCCATTCCTTTGCGGCAGAAGAAACAACAAAAGCACTGAATTATGGAAATAGTATCAATCGAAAAAAAGACTTTTGAGGCGATGGTTGCCAAGTTCGACCAGTTCGCCCGCCGCATGGGTGCCATTTGCCATCGGCACGGCGAAAAAACAATGAGTGAGTGGATGGACAATCAGGACATATGCCGGATGCTGAACATCAGTCCGCGCACGTTACAGACGCTGCGGGACAACGGCACACTTGCCTTCTCGCAAATCAACCACAAGACGTATTACCGTCCCGAGGACGTGAAGCGCATCGTGGCCCATGTGGAGGACAGACGAAAAGATGCACGATTCAAGGGACGGACAATATAAACAACAAACAAAGTATAACAACAATACCCACTAAATCCAGAGTAATATGAATGAACTGATGACCAAAGACAACGAGTGGATTCTCCACTTCATGGGCAGTCTCGACCGACTGCTGGACAACTACGAGCGTATGGCCGCAGACTATCGCCCGACTTTGGGCGGTGAGCGTTTCTTCACCGACAAAGAGGTGTCGGCGCGATTGAAGGTGAGCCGCCGGACACTCCAGGACTACCGCAACGAAGGACGGATACCCTATATCCAGTTGGGCGGCAAGATTCTCTACCGCGAATCGGACATCGAGAAGATGCTGCTTGACGGCTACCGCTCCGCCTACCGACAGACGCTCATCTGATTTTCTTGAAAGAGCACAGTTTGCCGTCTGCCCTATAACTCGCGGCAGCAAAAAGAAAAAGGAACGGCTTACGGATGAAGCATCAAGATTCCGCTTCGTCTGTAAGCCGTTCCTTTCTTGTCTTCTGATTTCCCGTCAGTCGCTTGTTTCCGTTGCCGGATGCCTTACGAGCGTATGGTTGGCAGGGGCAAGGTTTTCGGGCTGAATACGCTCCGCAGGAGGAAGATTCTGCCCGAAACGGCTTTGCCGCCTGACCTTGCCACTGCCATCAGACCATGCGCTACCTTTGCATCCGAGCATCGGGAACGAGTGTCTGGCGGGATGAACTCAATTATACCATCGGTTGCTTCCTCTGCCGCAAGAAACGAGTAAGGATATTGAAGTACCTTTAGCCGCTGCACTCAGTTTACCGATTACAAGCTGTCTGAACACCATACTTTCTTTACTGCATACCCTGAACGCAATGGCTATAACCATTTCAAGGTTATAAACATCACAACTGATTCCATCGGGTTGCTTGACATACTTCATTGTGTCCACTTCGTTCAGTTCCTTGTTCTTGTAAATGCTGTGTATCGCTTTGCGAACATCACACGAGAATACCCCGAACAAGTCGGCAATCTCGAATTGTGTCATCCATACGGGTGTAGTGAGCATACTCACCACACCGCTTTCACTGATTGTTATTATTCCTCTGTTCATAATTGATACTGTTATTTGATGTTGTTCGTCTTTTCGCTGTTTGGTTGTGTTTTTCTTTTCTCCATAAGTTTGTCCATATCTTCCGAGATTTTATCATCGGTCACCCGGGCATAGCCTTGTGTGGTCTTGATATTTGTATGTCCCATCATCTTGCTGATGCTCTCTATTGGAACACCAGCCGAAAGCATCATGGTTCCGAAAGAATGTCTACTCGCATGGTAGCTGAGGTTCTCTTTCACACCTGCCAATATGCCTATCTCGTGAATGCAGTACCAAAGGCTGTCACGATTGGGTAAAGGGAATATGGGTTCTTTGTCATTGGTGGTGTTATACAGGGACAATATCTGCTCCGCCACCGGATGCAGTGGCACGAAGGATTCCACATCGGTTTTCTTTCTGTTGATACGGATGTAACGTCTTCCGTCTGTAGTTGTCCCGATATGTGAAGGATAAAGCCGTTTCACATCAACATAAGATAATCCGGTAAACGCGGAAAAGATGAATATCCTCCGGGTAAGCTCTTGCCGCTTCTCCGGCATGGGCTGCTCCATTATTCTCTGAAGTTCAGCCCTGCTGATATGTTTCAGCTTGTTGTCGGGCTTTTTCTCGTATGATACATCAGCAAGTGGATTGAATCGGATGATTTCTCTATCTACGGCAATGTAGATTAGTCTGTTCAGCCAAGTAAGGCAATGGTTGATATGGCTTGCGCCACAGCCTTTGGTCTTCAGATAGAGTTTGTAGCCCCACCCGAAATCCTCGGTGATGTCCTCAAAGGCAATGTCACGCATACCCAGTGAAAGGATGTATTCATGCAGATAGGCTTGCGAGGACTTGGATTGACGATAAGATGAGGTAGAGTTAATCACTTCCGCACGGATCCGCAACCGTTCCCGTTCTTCCTCTCCTGCTTTCATGAGTGTGGTGGGGATGGTAGCCACACACGTTATCTCGTTTTTCAGCATTTCCGCTGTAACCATTCCTGTCTCTTTCAACAGGTCTTCGTATGATGTTTCTATTTTGGCCCGCAGTGCGATAAGGAGATTGTTTGTCCTGATGTCCTTAACCTCTCCGCTTTTGGCGTTCCAACTATCGGGGTTACAATAGTAGCCCGTGGAAAATACGCACTTCTTGCCATCAATGGTGATACGGCACAAGATGGCTGTTGTGCCGTCCGCCTTGACTTTTCCACGGTTGATGTAGTATAGAATTGAAAATGTGCTTCGCATAATTGAATTGTTTTAATGATTAGAGAATAGTTAGAGAATAAGTTTCAGATCCTTTGTGGCTTCGATGTACTTGTCCATATCCTCAAAGAGTTTCTTCGGTGTCACACGGGCATATACTTGGGTTGTCCTTATATCGGAATGTCCCAGCATCTTGCTGACGGTTTCGATGGGCACTCCGTTTTCAAGCGTCATAAGGGTGGAGAATGAATGCCGTCCCATGTGATAAGACAAGCGGCCTTTGATTCCGGCCTTCATTTTGATGCTTGTCAGACACCATTTCAAGGCTTGATACTGGATTACTGGAAACAGTGTGGCCCGTGTAGCGTCCTTATATTTCTCGATGAGGGCAATCGCTTCCGGCAACAGTTTGACACGGCTGAGCTGCCCGTTCTTGCCTCTGCGGTATTTCAGCCACAGCGCACCATAGTCATCCCGTGATAAGTTGTCGGGAGTGATGGCCACCACATCCACATACGATGTCCCGGTATAGCAGGCGAAAAGAAACATATCACGGACAATAGAATGCACGGGGCGGCATCCTTGAAGATCTATGTCACGGATTTTCTCGAAGTCCTCCTTGCTCAATGCTTTTGGCGGCGTTTCCTTCTGCTTGGGCAGTGGATAGTGCTCGAAATAGAACTTATCCGAGTGTCCTTCCTTGAATGCCATGCGGCAGATCTTCTTCAGTATCGCCAGATAGTGGCGCACCGTTTGAACACCCAAACCCTTCTCTATTACGATGAATTCCTGAAACTCTCGGATGAATTGTTCGTTGAGTTGGCAGAAGGCAAGGTCGGAAACCTTAAATCGGTTGCTGACAAATTCACCAAGACGTTGCCGAGTATAGATGTAGTTCGGCAGTGTGCGGTGGGAGACATCTATACCCACTCGGGCTTTGATTTCCTCGATGTGTCGGTCGAAGAAGGCCAACATGGTCATTTGTGTCTCCTTGCTGCCTTGGAAAACATCTTTAACTGCGGTTGCATCGAAATCGGTCTTACGCTCCATGAGAGAGTTAAAGGCTGTGTTCACCGCCAACAGCAGTTTCTCTATTTTCGCATTGACCTCCACTGCCTCCCTGCTCTTTCCATTCAGACGGCTTTCACGAGGATTCCACAGTTCGGGAGTGCAGGAGAGTTTACAACTGAACTGCGCCATCGTGCGGTTCACGGTAATTCTGCCCATTATCGGGGCTTTGCCCGACTTGTCCAATCCGCTCCTCTTGAGGTAGAGCAACACCTTGAATTTTTCTACTTTCATACGCTTATATTTTTAGGTGCAAAGTTACTTGCCATATAAGCGTTCCTTGATATGCAAAATGCTGTGGATGAGCGAAAACAAAACGGTGAGGATTTCTTTTCGTTGCTTCCCGTTACCTATCCTT